GTTTGCTCTGGGGCTTGGGGATTGCAGGTAACGCCTTTAAGAAGGTGTACTTTGACCCTGCATTAGATCGTCAGGTAGCAATGTATGTTCCTGCGGAAGACATCGTTGTGCCTTACGGCGCATCAAACCTTGAGTCGGCAGAGCGTGTAACGCACGTTATGCGTAAGACTGAGAATGATATTCTCCGTTTACAAGCTGCTGGTTTCTACCGAGATATTGACCTTGGTACACCAGACAACGTATTAGACGAAGTAGAGAAGAAGATTGCTGAGAAGCTAGGCTTCCGTGCTACTTCTGATGACCGCTATAAAGTTTTGGAAATGCACGTTAACTTGGATCTCCCAGGTTTTGAGCATACAGACGAAAATGGTGAGATGACTGGCATTGGTTTGCCATATGTTGTTTCAGTGGAAAAGGGATCAGGAATGATCCTATCTATTCGTAGGAATTGGAACCCAGATGATGAGACTAATAAGAAGCGTCAACACTTTGTTCACTATGGATATATTCCGGGTTTTGGTTTCTACTGTTTTGGTCTTATCCATCTTATCGGCGCTTTTGCTAAATCTGGTACTTCCATTCTCCGCCAGCTTGTTGACGCAGGGTCACTTGCGAATTTGCCAGGTGGCTTTAAGACCCGTGGCATGCGAATCAAAGGCGATGACACACCAATAGCTCCAGGCGAGTTCCGTGACGTAGATGTGCCGTCTGGCACCATGAAGGACAACATCCTTCCGTTGCCATACAAAGAACCTTCTTTAGTTCTTGCTCAGTTGCTAGATAAGATCGTTGACGAAGGCCGCCGCTTTGCTTCTGCAGCCGACCTTAAAGTTGCCGACATGTCAGGGAATACCCCAGTAGGTACAACCCTAGCAATCTTGGAAAGAACTCTCAAAGTAATGTCTGCGGTGCAAGCCCGTGTTCATTACTCCATGAAGCAAGAGTTCCGTTTACTCAAGCGCATTATCGCTGACTACACACCAGAAGACTATAGCTATGAGCCAAGCGAAGGCCGCCGTTCTGCTAAACGTTCTGACTACGATAACGTTGACGTTATTCCAGTAAGCGATCCTAATGCTGCAACAATGAGCCAAAAGATTATGCAGTATCAAGCTGCATTGCAATTAGCTCAGGGCGCCCCACAACTCTACAACCTTCCTTTACTCCACCGTCAGATGCTTGACGTTCTTGGATTAAAAGATGCACAAAAGCTCGTTCCATTACCAGACGATCAAAAGCCAAGAGATCCTATCTCAGAAAACATGGCTGCGTTCAAGATGGAGCCACTCAAAGCTTTCCTATATCAAGATCACCAAGCTCACATTACTGTCCATATGTCAGCAATGCAAGATCCAAAGATGATGCAGATTATGGGTCAAAACCCAAATGCACAGATGATCATGGGCGCAATGATGGCACATATTCAAGAACACGTTGGTTACGAATATCGCCGTCAGATGGAAGAAATGATTGGTGTACCTATTCCTTATGATGAGGAAAATGAAGACGGAATTCCAGAAGAAATGGAACTCCAGATTGCACGATTGGCAGCTCCTGCAGCACAGAAGTTATTGCAGTTGAACCAATCACAAGTAGCACAACAACAAGCACAGCAACAAGCGCAGGATCCGTTAGTACAGATCCAGCAACAAGAGCTAGCTATTAAACAACAGGACGCTGCAACGAAACAGCAGAAAGTCCAAGTTGACGCCCAAGCTAAGGCTGAGCAATTACAAATTGAGAAGGAACGTATTGCCTCTCAAGAGCGTATTGCTGCGATGCAGAACCAAGCAAAGGTGGAAAAAGATCGTACTCAACTCTCAATGCAAAACGAGATTGAACATACGAAGCTTGCGGTGGACATCGGCAAGCATGAGCAACAGATGTCCATACAGAAGGAGAAGCCAACGAAAGGTAACTAATGGATCCTTTAGCAGTAGTACTCATAGAGGCAAAAGACCGCCTTGAAATGCTCAGTTCGGCATTACAAAAAGGTCATTGCGCATCTTACGATGAGTATAAATACATATGTGGACAGATTCGAGGTCTAGAGTCCGCATGTGCAATAGTTCTAGACCTTCAGAAAAAAATGGAGACCTCCGATGAGTGATCTTAAGTTAGACCAAGCAGTAGATTTATCCGCATTACTCAACAAAGACGCAGAAGACAAAGCCCGTCAATTGCCTCAACCAACTGGATATCGCATTCTTTGCGCCATTCCAGAAGTAGAAGCAGAGTACGAAAGTGGCTTACTAAAAGCAGACGCAACCATTAACTACGAAGAAAAGCTGGCAACAGTCCTTTTTGTTGTAGATCTTGGCCCAGATTGCTATTTAGATAAGACAAGGTTCCCAAATGGACCCTGGTGCAAGCAAGGTGACTTTGTAATCGTACGACCAAACGCTGGAACACGCCTGTTAATTCATGGCCGTGAGTTCAGATTGATCAATGATGATTCCGTGGAGTCTGTAGTTCAGGATCCTCGTGGAATTAAACGTGCTTAAGGAGTAATGAATGGCTCAAGATAAAAATGAATTTAAATTTCCTGATGAGATTGAAGTAGAAGGTACTAATACCGAAAACGCCAATCAAGACGGATTTGAAATTGAGATTGAAAACGATACCCCACCACAGGATCGTAACCGTAAACCAGTAGACCCTGCAATTGCTGAAGCTATTGAGGAAGAAGACCTCGAAAAATTCAACAATGACCAGAACAAAGCACTCAAAGAAGCCAAGAAATTGTGGCATCAAGAGCGCCGAGAAAAGGATGCAGCCCTGCGTGAGCAACAAGAAGCTATTAAATTAGCGAAAATTGCTCTCGATGAGAATAAAAAACTCAAGGAACGCCTCCATAATGGTGAAACAGCCTTCGTGGATACGGTAAAACAGTCCGCTCAACAGGAATTAGAGGCAGCAAAGGTAGCTTTTAAAGCTGCTTATGAGTCTGGAGACGCAGATAAACTGCTAGAAGCCCAAGAACGCATGACAAATGCGAAGATTAAGGCTGATCGTGCAGAAAATTATCGTCCTCAGCAAGAAAAAGCTTTACAACTACCAGAGGCTGATGTACAAATACAACAACCGCAAGTTAATGCGCCTGATAAGAAGGCTCTAAAATGGCAAAAACGCAATACATGGTTTGGCCAAGATGAAGAGATGACAAGTTTGGCACTTGGTTTGCACGAAAAATTGGTACGTAACGGGGTCCCGGCTGGATCAAGTGAGTACTACGAAAGCATTGATAAAACGATGCGCAAACGTTTCCCTGAGAATTTTCAGAAAGAAGCGAAAGTAGAGGTGGAAGAACCCGCTCAGGTTCAGAAGCCTAGAGCTAGTACGGTAGTCGCTCCGGCAACACGAAGTACGTCTCCGAAAAAGATTCGTATGAGCAAAACCCAAGTCCTGCTTGCGAAAAAGCTAGGCTTAACCCCAGAGCAGTACGCCCGTGAACTAACTAAATTGGAGTCTTAAAATGGCTGAAGTAAGAAAAACTCGTGAGCTTGATACCCGTGCAGTAATGGAACGTCCCCAACAGTGGATGCAACCTGAACTGCTCCCAGAGCCTGACAAAGAGGCTGGGTTTGCTTATCGCTGGATTCGTGTCGCAACACTGAACGTAGCTGATCCACGTAATCTTTCAGGAAAACTGAGAGAAGGATGGGAACCCGTTCGTATTGAGGAACAACCTAAATTTCAACTGCTAGTCGATCCGACAAGTCGCTATAAGGACAACATCGAAATCGGCGGTTTGTTGCTTTGCAAAACTCCGGCTGAATTTGTGGAACAGCGTAATGCTCATTACGACCGACAAACACAAGCTCAAACTGATGCTGTAGACAACAATCTCATGCGCCAAAGTGATCCTCGTATGCCACTCTTTAAAGAGAGTAAGTCTACGAGTAGCAAAGGCGTGAAAAACTAACTTTTTTATTAATGGAGATTTAAATGGCTTATCCAACCGTTTCTGCTCCCTACGGCTTAGTCGCTGTTAACCGTGCTGATTTTATGCCTTATGCGGGCGCAACTCAGCAATTGCCGATTGCAAGTACTTATAATACTGCGATCTACAACGGTGACATCGTTATGGTCAAAGGTGGCAATATCATCAAATCAAACGTAACTGTAGACTCTACAACTGACAATACCGCTAACTTGACTTACGGCGTATTCGTTGGTGTTCAGTACGTTAATACACAGCAACAAACAGTTCAAGCTCAGTACTACCCAGGTAATGCTGCTGCAACTTCTGCTATTGCTTATGTTGTTAGCGACCCTATGGCTGCATTTAAAGTTGCTGTTACATACTCTGCTAACACAACTATTACTACTGCTAACGTTTCTGTAGTTGGTACAAACTTGTCGATCCTGCAATCTGCTGGCTCTACTACTACTGGTGACTCTGCAATTTCTGTAGTTGCTCCAGTAACTGGTACAGGCAACGCTGCAGCATGGCCTGTTAAATGTATCGCTGTAGTTCCAGAAACTGCTACTGGTACAAACGCCTTCACTGAAGTTATTGTGAAGTTGAACAACCCACAGATGCTGACTGCTGCAGCACAAAACTACGTCTAAAGGAGCTAATTAAATGGCTATTTCTCGTGCACAGCTCCTAAAAGAGCTTTTACCCGGCTTAAATGCTTTGTTTGGACTTGAGTATGCTCGCTACGGCGAAGAGCATAAAGAAGTTTATGAAACAGAGACATCTGAGCGTTCTTTCGAAGAAGAAACTAAGTTATCTGGCTTCTCTGCAGCTCCTGTTAAAAACGAAGGCTCTGCCATCGCTTATGACAATGCTCAAGAAGCATGGACAGCTCGCTACAACCATCAAACTATCGCTCTTGGCTTTAGCTTGACAGAAGAAGCGATCGAAGATAACTTGTATGATTCTTTATCTGCTCGTTACACAAAAGCTTTAGCTCGTGCTATGGCTTACACTAAGCAAGTTAAAGCTTCTGCTGTATTGAACAACGGCTTCACCACTGGTTATAACGGTGGCGATGGCGTTCCATTGTTCTCTACTGCTCATCCTTTGGTTTCTGGTGGTGTTAACAGCAACACTCCATCTGTTGCCGCTGACTTGAATGAGACTTCTTTGGAAGCCGCTGTTATTCAAATCGCTGCTTGGACAGACGAGCGTGGTCTCTTGATCGCTGCTAAACCTAAGAAATTGGTTGTTCCACCTGCACTCCAGTTCGTTGCAACTCGCTTGCTCGAAACTGAATTGCGTGTTGGTACAAACGATAACGACATCAACGCAATCAAGAACAATGGTTCCGTTGCTGAAGGTTACGCTATCAACCACTTCTTGACAGACACAAATGCATGGTTCTTGACAACTGATGTACCTAACGGAATGAAGCATTTCGTTCGTACACCATTGCAAAACAGCATGGACGGCGACTTCGATACTGGTAACGTTCGTTACAAGTCTCGTGAGCGTTACAGCTTCGGCTGGTCTGATCCACTCGGTATGTACGGTAGCCCAGGCGCCTAATACCTTAAAACTTCTAGTTTTAGACCCTGCCCAAAAAGCGGGGTTTTTTCTTTTTAAAAGCTTGTAATTACTTTTAGTTGTAGTATTATTGGCGTTATTAGGGTTTTGGTCTATCAAACTGCTTCCTACCCTTAAGCAGACGACATACCGATTGATGGACTTATCTTGTATGTAAGGACAATTTATTATGGCAATTTCTACCACCCAGTCGATTTGGCGTTCTGGCGGCGGCGATCAAACTCGCACAGCATTATGCGGTACAGCAGGCATGTACCTTCCTTTTTACATTGCAAATAGCTCTGCTACTGCAAACATTGTTAATAGCTCCGCAAACTCACAGGCTTTGGTTTTTCCAGCCGGCGCAGTTATTACTAGCATTACCGTTACTAACACAACTACTGGCGGTAACTCAGCGATTAACATTGGCTACACACCTTTGGTAACTGTTGGTCCTGGACAACCTACAACTTTAGGCACAAACGTTCCTGCGGCTTTCGTTAACAACGGTAACGTAGCAACCCGTACATTGTTCAACATTTCATCTGCTGCTGCTGGTTCTTCCATAAGCAACGTTGCTAACGCAACTAACTTGATCGTGTTGACCGCTGCTGTTGGCGCTCCTGGTGCTACTGGTGTTGCGATCTCTGGAAACATCCACTACTACGTAGCTGACCCACTCAACGGCGTACAAAACGTTTAATTAATCTAGGGGGATTCGTCCCCCACTTAAATCTTTAGGAGATTAATTATGACAATGCAATATGACGTAAAAGGCTCGCATCTTAGTGGTTCTGGCTTTTTATATGTTGGTCGAGTTCGTATGAAAAACTTGGTATATCAAGGTAACGGCACTGCTGGCGCTATTGATATTTTTGATACTAACGTTGCACCTAATGCAGCTACATATGCCCGTACTGGTTATGTTGTTACAGTAACAAGTACAGCGCACGGCTTAGTTAATGGTAGCTCTGTGGGTATTACTTTTGCGCCACTTTCAAACGTGTCAGCTACTGCTGGTAATTACCAAATAGGCAATGCAACTGCCAATACATTTACTATTACTGATATTAATACCGGTTCAATTGCTAATACAGCAAATTGTACTTATGTTTATGGTAATAATGAATGGCTTACTAGCTACAATACTGGTACTGCAGTACAACCTTTCCAAGTTATTTTTTCTGGTGAAGGCGTATTAGCAAAAAACGGTGTCTATGCAAACGTAACTAACATATCGTATCAAACTATTCAATATGGCTAAGAAAAAGGGAGTCTCTCTTGCGGTTGGTCGTGGTGAGAAATTGCCTGTATCTAAGGGTGCTGGGCTTACCGCCAAAGGTCGTGCTAAATATAATGCGGCTACTGGCTCGAATTTAAAAGCACCTCAACCTGAAGGCGGCCCACGCAAGAAGTCTTTTTGCGCTAGGATGTCTGGTATGCCAGGACCAATGAAAGATGAGAATGGCAAACCAACCCGCAAAGCAGCTTCTTTAGCAAGATGGAAATGTTAAAATGGAATTACAAATTAACGATCCGGAAATTGTTACAGCAAGAGAGCTAGCTACTCATGCTAACGATATTAAGCATTTACAAGCAGATATGGATAAACTTGTTCAAGATATGGAAGAAGTTAAGAAATGCTTAGCTGACATCCAACGTATGCTTGCGGAACAAACTGCAAGCAAAAAGACTTTACATACTGTGTTAACTGTAGCCGCTGGTTTAGCTGGTGGTATTGTAGTTTGGTTACTTGATAGGTGGTTTAAATAATGCCAAGCAAATCTAAAAAACAACATAACTTTATGGAAGCTATTGCACATAGTGCTGAGTTTGCCAAGAAAGCGGGTGTTCCACAGTCTGTTGGTAAAGACTTTGCGGCTGCAGATAAAGGCAAGAAATTTAAACAAGGTGGAATTATGAAGCACGATGATATTCAAGAAGACAAGAAGTTAATCAAAAAGGCGTTCGGCATGCACGATAAGCAATTGCATGAGAACAAAAAGACTGATTTATCCAAACTGAAAGAAGGTGGTAAAGTGAAAAAGATGGCTAAAGGTGGCGAAACTATGGGTCCAAAATCTATGTCTATGGATGTAGAAAAGGGTTCTAACAAATTGCTCAAGCATGGTGAGTCTGCTGTTCAAAAGCGTGGTCACACTAAAGGTAAAGAAGAGCGTGACTACAAGACTGAAAAGATCCAAGGCGGCGCTAAAGGCGGCAAAGGTACTTTTGATGCAGCTCCTATCAAGATGGCTAAAGGCGGTGTAACTCGTGCTGATGGTATTGCTTCTAAGGGTAAAACCCGTGGAAAGATGTGCTAATCATGCCATTTACTGAGACTGGCAAAGAGAAAGAAAAACGTGAAGCCTATATGAAGGCTAACAAGGAACGTGGTGTCCGTGCTGAAAAGCAAAGAGACTACGAAATGTTCGGCACAACTGAACAGAATATTCCTAATGTTAACCCTATGGGCGATGCTGTTACTCCTGCCGCTGGCATGAAGTCTGGTGGTTTTGTTGACCATAATGTACATGTTAAAAAACATGCTGCTGGTTTTAAACACCACGATGACCATGTAAAAGCTATGTGCGGTGGCGGTTACGCTAAAGGCAAAAAATGAGATACTCCCGTGGCATGGGCGATATTGCCCCTTCTAAGATGCCTTCTGGCAAAAAGAAAGCCCGTAGGGATGACACGGACTTTACTCAATATGCTGAAGGTGGCAAAGTTGGTTTGTACGAAAACATTCATAAAAAGCAAGCACGTATTGCGGCTGGCTCTGGTGAAAAAATGCGTAAGCCTGGATCTAAAGGTGCGCCTACTAAAGCGGCATTTATGCAATCTGCTAAAACAGCGAAGAAAAAATAATGGCAACAACAACTGGAACAACTAGCTTTAACCTAGACGTAAATGACCTCATTGAAGAGGCATTTGAGCGTTGCGGTAAAGAGTTGCGTTCTGGTTACGACTTCAGAACTGCCCGCCGTTCGCTCAATTTATTGACGATTGAGTGGGCTAACCGTGGTCTTAATCTTTGGACTGTTGAACAGGGCGTTATTCCGATGGTTACTGGACAGGCTATGTACCCTATTCCAGTCGATACTATTGACCTTATGGACATGGTTATTCGTCAAAACAACGGCACTTTGAACCAAATTGATATCAATATTAGCCGTATTGCTGAGCCTACCTATATGAGCCTTCCAAACAAGCTCACACAAGGCCGTCCAATTCAGGTGTATGTCAACCGTCAGTCAGGTCAATCAAACCCAACCACGGCTGTTTTAACGGCTAATATCAGCTCTACAGACACAACCATCACCTTGTCTGATACTTCTCAGCTTGGTTCTGCTGGTTTTATACAGCTAGATGGCGAAACAATTAGCTATCCAAACGTCAATGGAAACCAGTTAATCAATTGCGCCCGTGGTCAGAATGGCACAACTGCTACAGCCCATATTACTGGTGCTGCTGTTACTGTACAGAACTTACCTTGCATTAACGTATGGCCTACGCCTAATGCTCCTGGCAATCAATATACATTCGTTTACTACCGTTTACGCCGCATTCAGGATGCTGGATCAGGCGTTTATGTACAAGATATCCCATTCCGCTTTATTCCAGCTATGGTCGCTGGATTAGCGTATCAGCTTTCTACAAAGCTGCCAGATGTGGATATGAACCGTATTCCAATGTTAAAAGCCGAATACGAGGCACAATTTCAACTTGCGGCTGATGAAGATCGAGATAAGGCTCCGGTGCGCTTTGTGCCACGGATGATGTTCTACGGTAGGGGTGGATAATGCCGAATCAGTTCGCTTCTGGCAAATATGCAATTGCCGAATGCGACCGATGCGCCCAACGGTATAAGCTTAAAGACCTACGGACGCAAACGGTTAAAACCAAGCCGTATAAGATTAAAGTTTGCCATGAGTGCTGGGATCCAGACCATCCTCAGTTACAATTGGGTATGTATCCGGTTAACGATCCGCAAGCGGTTCGGGAGCCACGTCCTGATGTTAGCTATATTCAGTCTGGTACTAGCGGTTTACAGATTAACCTTACTGGAGTTGGACCACAAGGTTTAGGGAACCCAGATATGGGTAGTAGAGTTTTCCAATGGAATTGGGCGCCTGTCGGAGGATCCAGAGGGTTTGATAATCCATTGACACCAGATGATCTTAAAGGATATGGTCAGATAGGTTCTGTAACGGTGCAAATATCATGAAGACCTGTACTCGCTGCTTGGAAGAAAAACCAATATCTCAATTCTACGTTCAAAAAATGAACAGTAAAGATGGTTATCAAAGCCATTGCAAAACGTGCGATAACGCTAGAGTTAAGGCTTGGGGAGCAAAAAACCCTGATTTAAAAAAGAAGTACGAAAAAACTTCAGATGCTAACAAGTATGCCAAAAATAAAGATTATATTTTGGCTAGAAACAAGATTTGGAAACAACGCAACCCAGCAAAAGTGGTTGCTTTGGACGCCAAACGCAGGGCATCTTTACTGCAAAGAACCCCAAAATGGCTTTCACAATCAGAGCTTTTGCGTATAGAATGCTTATATTCTTTAGCTTCAATGTTGAATAAGCATGGTGTAGAATCATGGCATGTCGACCATATCATTCCTTTGCAGGGTAAAAATGTGTCTGGACTGCATGTTTATAGCAACTTACGAGTAGTGCCAAGCTCGGAAAACTTGGCTAAAGGCAACAGATACGATTTAATCTAGGAGTAATTATGACATTCAAATCAGCCGCTGACGGCGTAACAAAAACAGGTAAAACCAAGGGTAAAAACCTCGGTGATTCAGGTCCATCCGTAGGCATTCAGACTGGCAAAGGTAAAAAAGGTGCTACCACCGTTACTTCTGCTTCTATGAAGGCTGTTGGCCGTAACTTAGCTCGTGCTAAAAACCAGGGGTAATTATGGCTATCGCTAAAAATGTAAAACCAACAACCAAGAACAGCCCTAAAGTTGTTACTGGTAAGAACCCTGAAAATAAGCCTGCAGAATCTTACGAAAAGAATGGCACTAGCGTTTCTGATGGTGAGTCTGCAGTAGTATTAAAAGGTAAGCCTATTGATGCATTGCGCCCTTCTATTGGCACTTTGTTTAAGAGCCAGCCAGATACTAAAACTGACGGTATCAAGATTCGTGGCACTGGTGCTGCAACTAAAGGCATCAAATCTAGAGGCCCAATGGCGTAATGGATTACAACACTCTTTTCTCGCAAATACAGACGTACACGGAAAATATATTTCCGGATGCGTACCTTGCTAATGGAAGTACGGTCTCTTATACAGATCAAATCAATACTTTCATTCAGCAAGCAGAAGAGCGCATCTATAATACGGTGCAGATTCCTTCTTTGCGTAAGAATGTTACTGGAACCTGCACTGCTGGCAATAAGTATTTAGCTTGCCCTAATGATTACTTATCTACTTACTCTTTAGCAGTAGTGGATGTAGTGACAGGCGAGTATTTGTATTTGCTGAATAAAGATGTTAACTATATTCGTGAAGCATATCCAAATCCTACTGCTACAGGAAAGCCAAAATATTATTCATTGTTTGGATCTAGATTAAATGACCCCAATGAACTTACTTTTATTTTGGGACCAACCCCTGATCTTAGTTACAGCGCAGAGTTGCACTATTTTTACTATCCAGAATCTATTGTTACTGCTGGCACCTCATGGCTTGGTGATAATTACTCTCCTGTTCTTCTTTATGGCTCCCTCGTTGAGGCGTACCAATATATGAAAGGAGAAAGTGACATGCTGCAAGTCTACAACACCAAATACCAAGAAGCAATGCAACAACTGAAACGTCTTGGCGATGGATTAGAGCGTGGCGATGCATATCGTGATGGTCAAACCAAATTGCAGTACAACCAACTGTAGTAAAATTAACACAAATTTAGGAGCAACAAATGGCAATTACCCAAGCAATGGCGGATTCGTTTAAGGTTCAAATCCTTAGCGGTCAACAAAATTTGGTTTCTGGTTCAAGTCAAACATACAAACTCGCTTTGTATACAAGTTCAGCAACATTAAGCAATGCAACTACTGCTTATACAACTGTGGGCGAAGTAACAAGTTCAGGTTCAAACTACACTGCTGGTGGCAACACTTTGACAGTTAGCACAAGCCCAACTTCTACTGGTAACGTGGCATTCATGTCATTTGCTAATACTTCTTGGACTAACGCAAACATTACTGCTAACGGCGCTTTGATCTACAACTCAACTGCAAATACGGCTGTTGCTGTGTTAGCTTTTGGTGCTGATAAGACCGCTACTAACGGCACATTTACGGTCGTGTTTCCTACTAGTGACGCTTCAAACGCCATAATCAGGATTGCTTGAACCATGAGGCTTTGTGTAACTTGCAAAGCTCAAAAACCTTTAAGTGAGTTCTACAAGCGTAAGGACTCTCCTGATGGTTATCGTAACGACTGCAAAGAATGTCGTAAGACTTCTTCGCTTAAAAATCATTATGAAAACCAAGAGCAACGCAAAGCTAGATTTAGGGCAGCATACGAAAAGCGTAAATCAGAGAACCCAAATCTCTCTGCGGAAATCTACGCCCGCTATCGTGAGTCTAGCCTAGCAAAAGCTAAGCAGTATTACAAAGACAACATTGAAGAACGCCGTGCCAAGCAGCGCCATTGGAGCAAAACCAACCGTGGTATTGCAAACGCACTTGGTCGCAAGTATAAACTCAAAAAAGCTAAGGCTACACCGCTATGGTTAACGCCAGAACAGCTTTATAATATGCAATGTACTTACAAAGTTGCGGCGCAATTGAGTGAGACTAGCAGCGAAAAATGGCATGTTGACCACATAGTGCCTATTCGTGGCAAAGACGTATGCGGGCTTCATGTACCTTGGAACTTACAACTATTACCAGCAAAAATGAATATGACTAAAGGAAACAAAGTATGGCGTTAGTCGTCTTCGATCGTGTTAAAGAAAGTTCTAACACCGCAGGAACTGGCACTATTGTTTTAGCTGGTGCGCAAACAGGGTACCAATCTTTTGCTGTGGTGGGCAACAATAATACAACTTACTACACCATTGCGGATCAACAAGGTTCAAACTGGGAAGTAGGTATTGGCACGTACTATTCTGGCAACGTTTCGCTTGCCCGTACGACTATTCTTGCCTCATCAAACGCTAATGCTGCGGTTAACTTTAGTAACGCCACTAAAGATGTATTTGTTACTTACCCAGCAGAAAAGTCTGTAAACCAAGACGCTACTGGTAACGTTACTGTACTTCAAACGGTTACTGCAAATAATATTGTATCTGTTGGAAATACCGCAGTTAGTTCTAATGCTGGTGCTTTTTCTCTTGGCGCTCTTAGTTATTCAGATACTGGCATTTTTGCTTCTTACGCTAACACTGCTAATACTTATGTACAAGTTATTGCACAAAACTTAAGTAATGGAACTAATGCTTCTACTGACTTTGTAGTAACAAACGATACTGGCACTGCGTATGCGGATTTTGGTATTACATCTAGTAAATACACTGGTTCTGGCGCACTTTCTGCTGCTAACGTAGCTTATATTTATGCTGGTTCTGCTGACCTTGTTGTAGGCACTTCAACCGCTAATTCAATTCACTTTGTTGTCAATAACTCTGCAACTGATGCGTTTACTATTAATGCAAGCGGTGCTTTTGCGGCAAATGCTTCTTACGGTACTACTGGTCAAGTATTAACATCCCAAGGAAACGCCGCAGCTCCTACATGGTCTACATCATCTGGCGCTTTGGCTACAGGTAATAACTCAGTCCTGCTAAACAATACTTATATAACCTCAAATGGTACAATAGGTGCTGGTCAAAACGGCTTCTCTGTAGGACCAGTAACAACCGCAAACGGCGTAACATTAACAATTACTAGCGGTCAACGTTGGGTGGTAATTTAATATGAGTACGATCAGCGCAGGAAATACAACAACAACGGCTTTAGTACAAACGGCTGACACTACTGGTAACTTAGTCTTTGCTACTGGCGGTGCAAATACTGTTGCACTTACTTTAAACAACTCACAAAACGCTACATTTGCTGGTACATTAAATACAGCAAGTCGTGGAATTTCTACAGCCGCTATGCCAGTAGGTAGCGTTATTCAAGTAATTCAATCTGCTCAAAGTATTCAAGTTAATACAAATAGCAACTCATTTGTTAGCACAGGTTTAAGTGCAAGCATTACCCCCCAATTTTCTACAAGCAAAATATATATAATTATTTCAAGCACTATTGCTAATACTGGAAATGGGCAAGGAAATTTTACAATTTACAGAAATTCTACAAATTTGGGGGGAGGAAGTTCTGGTCAAGCCTCTTTTCAGCAAACATATTCATCAAGCGGTTATCAGTTTTTTCCAATTATTATGAGTTATTTAGACTCTCCAGCTACAACATCATCTACAGCATACACAGCTTATTATGAAACTCAAAGCGGTGGCAGCAACACATATTTTGGAAGTAATAATCAATTAAGTACCATTACTCTTATGGAAATAGCAGCATGAATAATTATATTTATTATAGCGAAGCTGTTTATCAACTTTATCCTAATGTGGTTAGCATGAACAAAGAAATTGCTTATGACGCACAAGGAAATGTTATTGATTATGATGTTAATGCAGTAAATGAAAGAGCAATTGCAAATCAACAGGCACAAGAAAATGCTAAAGCATCTGCATTATCTAAACTAGCCGCACTTGGTTTAACGAAAGCTGAAATATCAACATTAATAGGAAATTAATATGTCACATTTTGCAAAAGTAGTAGACGGTAAAGTGACGCAAGTCATCGTAGCTGAACAAGAGTTTTTTGATACGTTCGTGGACACAAGTCCCGGTGCGTGGATTCAAACATCTTATAACACTCAAGCTAATCAACATCCAGAAGGTCGCCCATTGCGTGGTAACTACGCTGGTATCGGTTATACATACGATGCTACGCATGACGTTTTTTATGCGCCGCAACCATATGCAAGCTGGTTATTAAATAACACTACTTGGACATGGGAAGCGCCTGTAGCTATGCCTACAGATGGCAAAGCTTATAAGTGGGATGAAGCAACTAAATCTTGGATTGAGGTAGTGTAATGCTTTTGGAAGGCTTAAAAACTTGTACAGGATGTAAGGTTGATAAGCCTATTTCATGTTTTCATAAACAAAAACATGGAAAGTTTGGGGTTCGTGGTCGGTGTATTCCATGCACCTATTCTTTTGATTCAAAATATCGTGATGCTATTGCTAAAAGGTATAGAGAATCACATAGGGAAACAGTAAACGCTAGAAGCCGTGCTTTTTCCAAAGCAAATCCTGAAAAAATAGCTTTATTTGCATTGAAACGCAGATATTCAGAAAAACAAGCAACTCCAATGTGGGCTGATAAAAGTTTAATTAAACAGATTTATTTAAAGCGTGATGAGTTAAATAAACTAGCTGGTTTTGCTAAATACCATGTAGACCACATTATTCCTTTAAAAGCTAAAATAGCTTCAGGGCTTCATGTACCAAGCAATCTTCAAATTGTTGAGGCTACATACAATTTATCTAAAAAGAACAAATTTGAGGAGTGTATATCTTGAGCGTGATAATCGATGGTACTAATGGCATTATTCCAGCACAATGGACTACTGCTGGTAGGCCATCAAGCCCTAACCCAGGGCAAACAGGATATAACACCACTTTAAATACTTATGAAGTTTATAACGGTGCTTGGATTACATTGGCTGTTTTTAGCTATCCTGTTACATATTTAATTGTTGGTGGCGGTGGCGGTGGTGGAAGATTTGGTGGCGGTGGTGGTGCTGGCGGTCTTTTAACTGGAACAACTGCATTAACTCCAGGAACAACATATACATTTACGGTTGGCGCTGGTGGCGCTGGTTCATCAAGTAGGTCATCTTTAGGCACAAACGGTAATAATTCAAGCGCTTTTTCATTAAATGGTGTCGGTGGTGGTGGCGCTGGAAGCTCAAATATTAATACAGGAATTGGTTCTTCAGGCGGCTCAGGAGGTGGAGGTGCGCCTTCATCAGTAGCTACTGGCGGTTCAGGAACATCAGGACAAGGAAACGCTGGTGGCGCAGGAACAACATCAGGAAATGGTGGTGGAGGTGGCGGTGGCGCTGGTGCAATAGGTGGTGCTGGTGGCGCTTCTCTCGGTGGTAATGGTGGTGTAGGTATTCAATCGTCAATAACTGGCTCTGCAACTTATTACGCAGGAGGCGGTGGCGGTGGTGGCGATACTACAGCTTCTTCAGGTGGAAATGGCGGTGGCGGCGGCGGCTCAATAAACAATGACAATGCTACTGCTGGTACTGCCAATACAGGCGGTGGTGGCGGTGGAAGTCGTGACTCAGGTGCTTTAGG